CCCTTAAGGTCTCCTATTGTTTTATTAGATAACATAAATCCTCCTAATTATTAATTATACACTAAAAAGAAGTAAGGGTCGAACAAGAGCCCGACCCTTACTAAGATAGCCTTGATTAGCTCGCAGGAACTGCGTATGCTATTGCTGACTTTTCTTCTAGTGCTACGCCCATACGGACATAGACTGTGTACTCTACAGAGTCCTTTCGTGGTTGGAACTCACGATGTACTGTAACGTCTCTCTGGAAACCCCAAATGCGGTTTGAAGGAAGCGTTAGATCTACATAGTCTTCTGGATACAAAGGAACTTCTTGAACTGGAAGACCGAAGATGGTGTATTGAGCACCAGCTGGACCGCCAATTCTAGGAGTAACTCCATCAATTACACGAGTAGCAACATCGTAAGGAACTGAAGTTCCGTCAGTTGTATTAACTGTGCGGAGCTCTGTTAGTAATTCCTGAATATGCTTGCTATTCATGTAGAACTTAAGATCCTGACGGCGAGCCTTGAACTTACGAGGCAATGCATTGTAGATTGCTTCAATAGCATCAAGAGTCAACTTTGTGGAAGCACCATCTGCACTTTCTGGAGATGTTTCCCAAATGTTTGTCATTGTTGCAACAGCTGCTGCTGCTTCGTGTGCACCCGTGTAAGATGCGTCTTTAATCTGACGAACGAATCCTGCAAGAGTTGTATTGTAAGTACCATCGCCAGAAGATCCTGGGCGACCGTTAATTGCAATGTCCTCAAGATCGTTTCCGAACTGAGTTGCCATCAAACGTACAACGTGATCCTCTAAAGAATTACCTTCAATCGAGTCCTCTAGGGATTCGGTTGATAGTTCGTACTGTAGACGGAACTTTGTTGTTACTAGTTCGACTTTTGTAAATGCTGGAGCAGCGTTTGCACCTGTATCTTCAGCTTGTGTAGCTTTTGTTACAAGACGTGAACCAACACGGACCTTATCCAATTCCATAGTATTTCCACGCATTGTAACCTTACGACCATCGTTAGCGAGAACCATCTGATCAAAGATGTAGTCGATAAACTGTGTAGATTGTGTTGGGTTAAGAACACCACCTGCGTCATTTGAGTTTCCTTGTGCTGTCATAGCACCAGGAGATGTTAGTGGAGAAAGAACTGTACCGCTTGCTGCGGCTTTTTCTAAAATATCACTCATTTTTATTTTTCACCTACCTTTATTTTCTAATTTAAGTATTGCGAGGAACTGAGGAAGCGTCCCCCCCATACAGAATCTGACTTCTGTATAGTTGTTTCTGTGGAACTCTCAAGTTCCCCAGATTTCTTTACAGCGGTATCATTTTCTACAGATTCCAATCTTCCATTAATTGTTTGTACTGCATTTACGATATCCGCCAAACCTTTGTTGATCTCTTCTAAACGAGAATCATTTTCTACAAGCTTATCGGTTAAAGCTTTTGTTACTTCTGCAACAGTGTTTACAACACCATTAACAGCAGCAGCATTTGTTTCGCCACTCTTTGTAAGAGCTTCGCCAACAAAATTTTTGATTTCACTAAGAGTCTTTTCAAGGTCAGTCGCCTCACCATTATCGGTGGAAGCGTCATCTGCAGATCCCTCTGTATCTACGGATGTTTCGACTGTATCTTCTGTTACTTCAACTTCATCAGACTTTGCAATCTCTTCTTCTGCTGGAGCTTCTTCGGCTTCAACAATTTCATCAACTACAACTTCTTCTGCAACTTCTACAATTTCTTCAACTGTAGCGTCTTCTGCAACTTCGTTATTTTCAGTCATATCAACACCTCCTTCATTTATTTGTGTGGCAACTGACTTTGCGCCATTTGCCTCATTCACTACTGTGTTAGGTAGAGAAACTTCTTGTTGTACGCCAATAGATTTAAGGACTTTAACTGTCCAAGATCTAAGTGTACTCATTTTATGTCCTACAACTGTTTCAGACGGATTCCAAGAGTTTCCGTCTTTTTGATAAACTCTGATAGTCACCGCTGGATCTTCTGGAGTTCCAGTGATTGTAAAATCAGAATTTGGTACTTTAATTTTACCATTAGTTACTACTCTTGTTACTTTACCTCTTGCTATTACCCCTGAAGAACTCCACTGAACAAAATCTCCAGTAGAAAATGATGCTTTTTGCATTTCATCTTTCTTTTTCTTTTTACGCTCATTTTCTTCATGAACGTATTTTGCTTCAGTCTGGATATCTGAAAATACTCTATTTTGCTTTGGATACTTCTTTGGAACATCATCACTTGTAATAGTTCCTGCATTATCTGCCTTATGTAATTTAACTACTTTTGACATTGCTTCTTCAACATTTGCCTTTGTAATTTCATCAATCCAACCAATAGATGGTAGATCGGAAGTGCATGAAGAGCATGAATATTTTTCTTCATTTGAAAGATATGCCATTTCTTCTGTTTCACACCAGAATACATTTTGGATATTGGACTTGGAGAACATTCCATCAACAACATCGCCATCGATTGTTTTCTGAATAGAAAAGATATTGGCAAACTGATTAGCAGGTGAATCAACAAGTGACAGTTCTACTAAATCGTATTCTTTAATAACACGAACTGTTTTATTTGATTCTTCATCAAGCTCATTGTCTGTTTCTTTAATTGCACCGCCGATTGAAAAACCAGTGAGTGTACCATCAAGAACCATCTCCCAGATGTCTTGAGCACCCTTAGAAACATAGGCATCTACAAAAACTCCTGTATATTGCTTGCTTGTCTCTGGGTCGAAAAAAGTGTCTGATCTAAAAGAAACAACCTTTCCTGCTGGAATAGGTTGGTGCATTAATCTTACATTACCACGAAAGTTTGCAAAAGCTTTTTCTGATGCTTCTGGAAGAACTCTATCGCCCTGTTTGTCAATATTATCAAGCGTTGCAAAGCCAGAAACAATACGCTTTTCTTCATCAATCTTAGAAATAGGCATCGTCAAGTTGACGCTGTTACCATTCATAGAAAGCGATGCTTTTTGTAAATTAATCATAACACTTTAATTATACAGTGTTTTTCTTGTTACGGTTGTTGTCTGCCTTCGCCTTGTGCATTTCTTGCACCAGTTTGACCTTCATCTGCTAGATTGTTTTGACGCTGTTGGTCCCTTAACCTATTTCCAGATGCTTGTGCAGTTTGTTCTGCAGCCTGTTGACCTGTTAGTTTAACTGGCTCATCTCCCCCAGGAATACCAGACATTCCCATTCTGGACCTAACTTCATTAGGAAGAATTACCTGCATTCTCAAGTAACGCTCGTCAATCTTGGACTGCGTATCCTCATCAGTAAGAGTAAGTTCATTAAATGCAAACTTAAACATATCTGTTTTTTCAGAAATAATTGCAGTAACTCTTTTTTCCAAAGCATCCTGTGCTGGGCGAGTAACTTGTTCCTTAAAGCTCTTGTCTGCTTCTTTAGCAGCAGCAAGCGAAAGACCTTCTCCTGCACCAACTTTTGTCATTGGAACACGGTGTGCCATAAGAATTTCTTGAAGATTAGACTTACGATACTTATCAAATGATCCGTCTTGAATACCGTTTTCAACGGCTTCCATCTTAATCTCAACCTTGGAGCCTGAGTCATCTCCAGGAAGTGGGACAATAAGTGTTCTATGAGATTGACCACGAAGGTTGTTTTGGAAGAACTCAAATAGCTTTGATTCGGCATCTCTGGAAAGTTTTGCTCCCTTAATCCAGAAAATATAGCGTGGCGTTGCTTTGTTTTCAAAATACTCTAAGTTAAACTTTGAAGCAAACTCGTTACCTGCCATAGCATTTTTTGCAGGAACAATAGCAGGAACACCATAATAACTATTTGTTGGTGTGTAGTCGGCAATATGAATGATTTCATTTGGTCTTGTATCTATTCCAATAGGTGCTGGATTATTATCTTCATCGTGAAAGTTTTTAAAGAATATAAATTTTCCACCAACAAGTTGAACAAACCCATCACGAACTCTACGAATACGCATTGTTGCAGCAGGGATATGACCAATGTATCCAATCTCACCAGTAGTCTTTCTACCGATTTCAATATATCCGTTTCCAGTTGTTGCAAAGTCAAGATAGGCTTTTGTTAATGTTTCAGTAAATGTGTCATTATCATTTCTGGTGTCAAGCCATTCTAGAATCTCTGCTTTTGCACGTTCTAGTTTCTTTCTACTTCTATTAAGTCTTTCTGGGCTATCTGCCATATCTTCAAGCATTTGCTTAACTTTTAGAGATGGTGTTAAGTCATAACCCAAGCCAACAATATTAGTTACTTTTGCATTAATTGCAGCATAATTAGCAGATGAAACCTCATAGGTTTTTCCAAGTGCAATAAGATTATATGGTGGTTCTACAACATCAAAAAGACCATAGCCATATTGAAGAAATATAAGTTGCTTTGATTCTGCATCATCACCGCTAATGCCGTTAAGTGGTATTGCATAAGTTGAAGATGTAGCACCTATTTGTGCTGCCTTTTCAAGTTTTCTTTTAGCATTGCGTTTGAAATTTTGATTAATTCCATTATACTTTAAAAGCTCAACAGAAGGTGATTTAAACTCATCAACTATTACAAGCTCCTCACTTTTTTGTAAGCTATCAATAGCGATATCTCTACCAAAAATCATATGCTGACTTTGGGGGACTTCGTTATCTTCCACTCTTTCGCTCATTTGCAAAAATTTCCTTCCAGTTTTCGGTATCTCCGTAAGGGGTATAACCCTCAATCATTCTGTCAATATCTTCTCTTGCCTGACTATCGGTAACTCTTCCAACTCCAGGCATAAACTTTGCTACACCGTCTGGCTTGCCCCAATATGCTGCTGCTTTTGCAAGAGAGCTCATATTTATAATATCGTGTTTCATTGAAGGAACATTAAGGGTGTTACCATCATCATCCTTAAATGGCTCTCCATCTGCCAAGATCCAAACATAAATTCCATACTCTGCGGTAGACTGAACCGCCTCTACACCTTTTTTAGTATTATTCATACCACTATGATACCATTTTTACTGTTCTTGGTCAAGTACTTGTGCGGTAGGTGGAGAAACCTTGCTCTTAATTTTTTCTCTAGTTAAAGAATTTTCTATAAAACCATCAATAACACTATAGTAATATTTTTTTGATCCAATAACATATACTTTTGATTCATCTAAAGTTTGTTTTGTTAAAACTATTTTCTTCTGTTTTGGAGTACCTGCGACATCCTCTAGTGATGTAACCTTGTATAGATAAGTTTTTCCAAACAAAATAGTGTCATCAACCTTTAGAGCTAATTTTCCAATTTTAAATTTATTTGATTCTTTAGTGTTATTTTCTAACGCATAATTTCTCATAAATATTGGGGTTCCAGGAGATATAGTTTCTACATTACCATCAAAAGTGTATGTTCTATTATTAGCTGTAGTTGGAACTGCACTAATTTTATGTTCATTTAAATTTACGTTAAAAGAGCTGAATTTAAAAATTCCAGTTTCATCATCAAACTTTATTGAATTACTGTTACTTGTAGCACCCAAAGATTGCAAACCCCAAGAAACTTTATTTCCTTTTGAATTTGTAAGGTTTTTGGTGGTATAAGTATATGATTCTTGACCACTAATTTCTGCTCCAAATTTTCCAACGGGTGCTTGATATTTAATTTCTTCTAACGTGCTAGAACCAACATAAGATATGCCATTTAAATTAGAGAAACTATCGTTTAATTTAAAGTTATAAGTATTTATATCTGTTGCTTTATTTGCATCTGGAACATTTCCAGATAAAAGATTATAAATGTTTGTTATAGTTTTTCCTGCAGTTGTTTGATCGGCGAATGGTCTATAGAATAGCATTAATTGATCAATATATAGCTCGTGATACGTTTTAACTGTTTGACTTGACTCACCAATGCTAATTGTAGGAATAGTTGCTATATCATATGGAGTAACTAAATAAACAGATATGTTTTGCCACTGGTTTGTTTTAATCTTATTTGTAGATGCATCATAGATAACTCCATTTACATATACTACTATATTTGTATCTAGTGTTGACAAAACACCAGTATTTGTATTAACTGAAATGCTTTTTACGGTAGCCCCGTTTTCAAAGGACATTATTTTTACAACTTCTCCAGATGATTTATATGGAACATTTAACATAAATGATACTAAACCAAGACCAGAACCTTCTAAAGAAGCAAAAGAATTGTCAATGGTTGCGTATGTATTTTGAACCTTAAATCCACTATAAAATCCATTATATAAGACGGGAGTTTCTTTTAGATCTGGTATAGCAAATGTAGAGTCTAATGTTTTTAAAATCTTTAACGGATTACCGCCAGATGAGGAATTGCATAATACCTGATTA